GGATGGTATGGAACCGCAGAGTTCAATACTATTTATAATTCATGGCTCAATAGACATTGCTTTAAGCATGCAACGCAAGAATTAGGATTAGATTTGAATTATGATGATTATAATAGATTTGCAGCTTTAGGTGATGACCTTTGGAATGCCGTTTCACAAATGTTGGAAAATGGAGAATGGGATGCTATAAAACTTCGAGATATGGCACAGAAGTTGTTTGGACTCACAATGACTTCTGCGGATAAAGGCAAGGAACTTAAGCCTTTCTATCAATTAGAAACTGAAGATTGGGATGACTCGAAAGCCCAGTTCTTAAAACGACAATCAAGAGTGAATGGGGGATTAATTTTTCCTATTTTATCTATGGAATCCATACATGGTATGTGTTTATATGTTAGGCCTGACAAAGATAGATCAAAAGATCTTTGTACAAAGGAAAACATTGAAACAGCCCTTCGGGAATTAGCTTATTATGGAGAAGAAAAGTTTACGTTATACAAGAATTATTTTCAAAAATACTTTTTCTACAAAAGATGGGGAACTATTGACTTGACTTACGAGTCCCTCATTGCCAAGTATGTTCAAAGCTGGTAAAATAGTAACGTCGGGGCCGACGTTAAATACCTATTGGAGAGTGACGGGTTAGGCGACTTTTTGCCATTAAAATCCTCTTTATTGCTGACACTCCTTCTCCTCTAAACTCAAAGACGGCTCTCGATTAGCCCTATGATCCCGTGGGTTATGACTGAGATTATGGATCGCTCAAAACAAATCAACAACAACAACTGACGAAAAGACTACAGTCAGCGAAGAACAAGTAGCAATGGTGGACACTTCAAAGAACGCTTTGACGTGTAATAAGGATATAGAAACCGTTACCCAAAACGAAACTATGAACATTATCAAATCGTTGAACCCTTTTGATGATCAGACACCAGAAAAAATTTTGACTCGTCAATATAGAATAGGAGAATTTACAATATCTCCGGCTTGGACCGGACAAGCATTTCAATTTCCGCAGGCTTTGCTTCAGCAACCTGCAATTGAGAAAGCTTTAAGTAGTTTCTTTTATTTTCGAGCCAATGTTTTGATATCTGTCAAAATTAGTTCAACGCCATACCATCAAGGTATGATGATGGCATCGTTTCTTCACGACGTGGGAGTCGATTCTTCATATTCTTTAGTTCAACGATCAGCATTATCACCAATGTATTTGAACTATTCAACATCTGATGTAATTAATTTTTCTCATGGATGGGTCCATCCGGAACCGTACATGAAATTAAATGAACCAACAACCCTCAGTTACATCGGAC